AAGATCCACGCGCGAGCGCCAAGGGGCGACGGTTAACTAGGGGCTCACCCGCAGCGGGCCAACGCTTCCACAATGGCGCGCTGGAGTTTCTTGCGTTCGGCCTCGGGCAGATCGGCCCCAGCTTCACGGATCGACTTGGCGAGCAATGCGCCAAACTCTTGCGGGGTGAGCAGTCTGTTTGCCATCAGCTAGTCCTTCAGCGCCTTGTTCGCCGCCATACGGAAAGCCTTCCTTAGCGCGGCCGGTCTTGTCACTCCCCAACGCTCCGCTAGGCGATCCAAGCGCGCGGCGTCCTTCTCTGAAAGCGTAAGGTAAACCCGAGGCAGCAACGTCGGCATGTGATCGGTGTAACACCGATGCCGACGACTGGAAACGGTGTAACACCCAAATGGCTCCACCCAAATCGCCCGGCCGCCCCAAAGGCGCGAAGTCGAAACTCACTCTCGACGTCAAGGAACTGGCCCGAGACTACACCGAAGAGGCCATCCTCGCGCTCGCGACCGTGATGCGCGGCGATGACACGTCGGCCAAGGTGTCGGCGGCCAAGGAACTGCTGGACCGAGGCCACGGCAAGGCGAAGCAGGTTGTCGACGCCAACGTCGAAGGCCGTTTCACCGAGATCAGGCGCACGATTGGCCGTTCTTGAGATACCGACCTCGCCCGTCTTCGTCCCGCTTTTGCAGCCCGCGCGCTACAAAGGGGTCTGGGGCGGTCGCGGATCGGGGAAGTCGCATTTCTTCGGCGGCCTCATGGTTGAGGAGCACCTGGCGTCACGCGGCCAGCTTTCGGTGTGTGTCCGTGAGGTTCAGAAGTCTCTGGCGCAAAGCTCGAAGCGGCTGATCGAACAGAAGCTAACCGACTACGGCTTAGGCGAGGCGGACGGCTTCCGGGTTCTGAACGACCGGATCGAAACGCCCGGCGGTGGGCTGATTGTCTTTCAGGGGATGCAAGACCACACCGCTGAGAGCATCAAGTCGCTCGAGGGGTTTAACCGGGCTTGGGTTGAGGAAGCCCAAAGCCTGAGCGCGCGAAGCCTGACGCTTCTCCGCCCGACGATCCGCGCCAAGGGCTCGGAGCTTTGGTTTAGCTGGAACCCGACACGCAAGACCGACGCGGTTGACGCGCTGCTGAGAGGTCCGACGCCACCGACCGGCGCCACTGTGATCCGCGCCAACTGGTCCGACAACGAATGGTTTCCGGATGAGCTGGAGCAAGAGCGGTTGGACGACAAGCGCGACCGCCCGGACCAATACGACCACATCTGGGAAGGCGACTACGCCAAGGTGACCGAGGGCGCTTACTACGCGGCAAGCCTGACGCAAGCGCGGAAGGAAAACCGCGTCGGCTTCGTGGCCCGCGATCCGAACATGGCGATACGGACCTTCTGGGACCTTGGCCGGCGCGACCATACGGCGATCTGGGTGGCTCAATGGGTGGGTCAGAAGATCACCCTGCTGGACTACATCGAGGGCTCGGGACAACCGCCTAGCTACTACTTCGAAGAGCTACGCCAGCGCGGCTATCGCGGCTGCATGGTCTATCTGCCGCACGACGGTTCAAGGGTCGGGCCTGAGAACCACAACGGCAAGAGCTACGAGGACCAGGCGCGGGAAGCGGGCTTCGACGTTGAGGTGATCCGCAACCAGGGGCCCTCGGCGGCCATGCTTCGGATTGATGCCGGGCGGCGGTTGTTCCCGCGCATGTGGTTCAACGAGGCGACGACGGCGGACGGGCTCGAGGTGTTGGGCGCGTACCACGAGCGCCGCGACGACAAGCGCGAGATTGGCCTCGGGCCGGAACACGATTGGGCGTCACACGGCGCGGACGCCTTTGGGCTTCTGGCGGTTGCGTATGAAGAACCGCTAATCGCGCGGAAGCCGAAGCAGAACTACGTCGGGGCGGGAGGCTGGATGGGTTGATGGACGAGATCAAGGAAGCCCGCGAAGCCTTCGACCATATCGCAGAGTATGAGTCACAGGCCCGCCAACAGTTCGAAGAGAACATCCGGTTTGCGATGATGGAGGAGCAATGGCCCGAGGCCGTGCGCCGTCAGCGTGAACTGGACGGGCGCCCTTGCCTCACCGTGAACCGCCTAGCCGTGCTTGGACGCCAAGTGGTCAACGACGCCCGCCAGAACAAGCCGGGCATCATCGTCAGCCCCTCGGATGACAACGCCGACCCTGAGACGGCGGAGATATTCAGCGGCCTGATCCGCAACATCGAGGCGTCGTCCAACGCCGAGGTTGCCTACGACACCGCGCTCGAGCAGGCCGTGTTCGGTGGGTTTGGTTACTTCAGGATCAACACCGCCTACACGTCCGACGACACGTTCGAACAGGACATCGTTATCGAGCGCATCGCCAACGCGCTCAGCGTGTACGGTGACTGTGACTCGACGGCGGCGGATTCGAGCGATTGGAACGTCGCCTTCGTCACGGACAACATTTCCAAGACCGAGTTCGAGAAGCGGTTCAAGGGCGCCGATCCGGTCGATTGGGAAGACGACGCGTGGCGCGATGTGGGTTCGCCCTGGCGCGACGGCGATCAGGTGATGATTGCGGAGTGGTGGAAGCGCGAGGAGGTCAAGCGGGCCATCGTGCTTCTGTCTGACGGCACGGTCATGGATGCCGCCGACTACGCCGCGCAGAAAGAGCTATTCGACGCCATCGGGCTTGAGGTGACCGCCGAGCGGGACGTGAAGTCTCACAAGGTGGTGCAGCGCCTCATGTCGGGCGCGGAGGAATTATCGAAGGTCGAGTGGGCGGGCAAGTACATCCCGATCATCCCAGTCTATGGCACGGAAGTGAACTATCGCGGCAAGCGTTACTGGCGCTCGCTGACGCAGGGCGCGATGGACGCCCAGCGGATGTTTAACTACTGGCGCACGGCGGCGACGGAACTGGTCGCGCTGGCCCCCAAGGCCCCGTTCATCGGCCCCAAGGGCGCGTTCGTGACCGATGCGGGCAAGTGGGCGTCGGCCAACACGCAAAGCCATGCGTTCATTGAGTACGACGGCGCAACACCGCCCCAACGCCAAGCCTTCGCGGGTGTACCGGCCGGCGCGGTGCAGGAGGCGCTTAACGCCGCCGACGACATCAAGGCCACGGTCGGCATCTTCGACGCGGGCGTCGGCGCCCGGTCCAACGAGACCAGCGGTGTCGCCATCCGTCAGCGCCAGCTTGAGAGCGACGTTTCGACGTTCCACTTCATTGACAACCTGTCCCGCGCGATCCGTCACGCGGGCCGGGTGCTGATCGACCTCATTCCGCAGGTGTACTCGGTCCCCCGCGTGGTTCGCGTGCTTGGCATTGATGGCACGCCCGACATGGCCCGCGTGAATGAGCCCGTGACGGAGCAGGTGAAAGACCCTGAGACCGGACAGGTTCAAGAGATCAGCAAGATTTATGACCTCGGCGCGGGCAAGTACGATTGCGTGGTCAAGGCCGGGCCTTCGTTCTCGACCCAGCGCGAGGAGGCCGCGACGCAGATGATCGAGCTGATCCGCGCCTATCCCGATGCGGCCCCGCTGATCGGCGACCTACTCGCCAAGAGCCTGGATTGGCCCGGTGCGGATGAGATTGCCGAGCGGATGGAGATGATGCTTCCGCCCCAGCTTCGCGGCGAGGGCGGGGAGGGTGCGCCCGCCGGGCCGCCGCAAGAGGAAGTGGCGGCGATGATGCAGCAGATGCAGTCGCAATTGCAGGCGCTCGCCACGGAGAACGAACAGCTTAAGGCGCAGTACGAACTTAAGGCCCAGGAGATTCAGGTGAAGGCGTTCGACGCCGAGACCAAGCGTATCCAGGCCATGAAGCCGACGCCGCTCCCGAAAGAGGTGAGCGCCGCCGCATAGAGATTCCGGCAACCCCGGATCACCGCGCCGTCGAGATGACGCCGCAATCCCTGAGAAGGAACCCAATGTCCGAAACCGAGACCAACCCGGAGACCGAAGAGGTCGAGGGAGTCGAGGCCGAGGCGGAAGCCACGACCGAAGACCAGACCGAAGGCTTGGAGACCGAGGCGACCGAAGGCGACGAGCCCGAGGCCGAACCGGAGGAAGAGACCGAGGAAGTCGAATGGGACGGCAAAAAGTACGCTCTGCCCAAGACGCTCAAAGCGGGCTTGATGATGCAGGCGGACTATACCCGCAAGACGCAGGAAGTCGCGGAACAGAGGAAGGCCCTGGGCGCCCGCTATGCGGAGATCGAACAGCAAGCCGAACTTCAGCGCGCCACCCTTACCGAGCGGGTCCAGCTTGAGACCCTGACCGGCCAGCTACAGCAATTTCAGTCGCTCGATTGGGACCAGTTTGAATCCCAGTACGGCGCGAGTGCGGTTGCCAAGGCTATGGCCCAATGGCGAGGGCTGGAGACCAAGGTCAGCCAACTGACCTCGGAAATCACCGAAAAGGAAACCACGCTCCGTCTGCAAAAGGACCAGGCCGCCGAGGCCGCCTTGCAGGAAGCGGACAAGATTCTTTCTCGGGAGGTGCAGGGCTACGGCCCGGCGCTTGTGCAGCAGGTGGCGCAAGTCGCGGTCGCGTACGGCATCACGCCGGACGAGATCAAGGCTTCGTTCATCAGCGACGACGGCGAGCCCGACATTCGGACCTTCAAGGTTCTGTCGGAACTGGCCACGCTTCGCGCCAAGGTCGCCGAGTACGAGTCCAAACAGATCAAGACGGATCAGGTTCGCAAGATCGCCAAGGTCCAGCCCGCGCCGACTGTATCCCCGAAGGGTGGGCAGTACCGCGCCGGATTGGACGACAGCCTTCCCGCTGACGAATGGGTCCGTCGTCGCAACGCCCAGGTGGCCAAGGCCCGAGGGCGTTAACCGCAACAGCAGCGTCGGATGACGCCGCCCCTCCCAGTGCCGCTACGGCGGCCAGAAGGAACCCATCATGGCTAACACCATTCTCACACCCACGGCGGTGACGCGCGAGGCTTTGCGCGTCCTGCATCAGAAGCTGAACTTCATCGGCACCATCAACCGCCAATATGACGACAGCTTCGCCAAGGACGGCGCGAAGATCGGCGACAGCCTCAAGATTCGCCTGCCGAACCAGTACACCTACCGGCGCGGCGCGGTGATCCAGACGCAGGACACCGCCGAGTCAAGCACGACGCTTCAGGTTGCCTCTCAGGGCGGCGTGGACATGAACTTTACCAGCGCCGAACTGACGATGAGCCTGGACGACTTTTCGACCCGGATCATCGAGCCTGCCGTCGCGGTCATCGCCGCGAACATGGAGTACGACGCCATCCTGATGTACCGCGACGTATATCAGGCGGTGTGGAACTCCGGTTCTGCGCTCACTCGCGCGCACGTTGGCGCCGGTCGGGCCATCCTTCAGGATGCGCTGACCCCGCCCACCAAGCGCACGATGAACCTGTCAACGCAGATGCATCAAGACCTGCTCGACAACTCGTCTGGCCTGTTCAACAACCAGACCGAGATCGGGCGTCAGTACCTTGAAGGCAGCGTCGGCAAGTTCGGCGGGTTCGACGTCATGGAGAACTCTCTGTGGCCGACCAACACGCGCGGCGCGGCTAACGCCTCCTACGTCTGCAACACCTCGACCGGCATCACCTCGGGCTCGGCCTCGATCACGCTCTCGGGCGGTTCGGGTTCGTCTGCGGTGGGCGACGTGTTCACCATTGACGGCGTGTTCAAGGTTCACCCCGAGACCAAGCAGTCAACGGGCGTGCTCCAGCAGTTCGTCGTTGTCACCGCCGGCACGACCACTCAGGTGGTTTCGCCGACTCCGGTGACCTCGGGCGCCACTCAGAACGTCACCATCGTATCGCCTGGCGCGTCCAAGACGGTGATCTTCCTGGGCACCGCCTCGGGCACGGACAACACCGGCCTGCTGTACCACAAGGACGCGTTCACCTTTGCGACCGCTGACCTGATCATGCCCAAGGGTGTGGACATGGCGGCCCGCGAGGTCATGGATGGTATCTCGATGCGTCTGGTTCGCCAGTACGACATCAACAATGACGCCATGCCGTGCCGTCTGGACGTGCTCTACGGCTACAAGACGATCCGGCCCCAGCTGGCCTGTCGCCTCCACAACAACTAGCCGGCCTCCCCCGGTAACTCGGGCGGGTCATAGCGGCCCGCCCGCTTTTCATTCAGAAAGGACAGTCTCATGGCTGTAAACTACCTGGGCGATAACGGCCCTGACGGCGTTGGTCTCGGCACCGGGATCAGCGAGAAGATCGCTTTCTACGGAACCACGACCATTTCGCAGCGCGCGGGCGCCGCTCAAGGCACCGCGCTTGTTGGCACCGCCTCGTCGTCCGATGTGACGACTGAGGTCAAGGCGGCCATCATCGAAATCCAGAACACCCTCACGGCTCTGGGTCTCTGGAAGGGCGGCGCTTAACGGCTCGCCCGTGCCACCGAAGAGAGAAGATGGGGGGCGGCCAAGGCTCGCCTTGTGCTGCCCCACCATCACCCGGCCCTATCAGGCGTTGCTTGACGCGGTTGAGGCCGAGATTCCGCACCTCGAGGCCGCCGGTTTCGATCACGGCATGACCTGGCGGGTCGGTTCCGCCTACATATCCCACGCCCGTTCCGTCATGCTTCGCAAGGCGATGACCTGGGACGCGGACGTCATCGTTTTCCTCGATCACGATATGTCATGGAAGCCCGGCGAGCTTGCCCGGCTGGTCCAGTACGACGATGACGTGATCTGCGGCACCTATCGCTTCAAGCAGGCCGAAGAAGAGTACATGGGGACGTGGCACACCGACGCAAAAGGTGTCCCCGAAACCCGCGCTGACGGCTGCATCCGCGCCGATTGGGTTCCGGCGGGGTTTCTCAAGATCACGTCCTTTGCGGTTCACAAGCTCATGGGGGCCTACCCCGAACTAGTCTACGGCCCGCGCTACAACCCGAGCGTCGATCTGTTCAATCACGGCGCCCACAACGGCGTCTGGTACGGCGAGGATTACGCCTTTTCCCGGCGCTGGAACGCAGCCGGCGGCGACATCTGGATCGTTCCCGACCTTGAGATCACCCACCACGGCCCGGACGGCACGGCTTACCCCGGCAATTTCCACGAATGGCTTCTCCGCAGGCCAGGCGGAAGCAAACACGAGGACACCTCGGCATGAATGAACTGTTCTCACCCCGCGCGGGCGGCAAAGCGCGTGTGTCCGCCACCGGATCGGCCTCGACGGCGGCCCGCTTCCCGACCGACCCCAGCGGTTCGTTTCAAGTGCGCGTCTGCAACGACGGCACGACCTGGGGCTACATCGCATGGAGTTCGTCTAGCGCGGTGACCGCCACGACCTCGGATGAGCCCCTGCCGCCAGGCCAGTGCGTCGGCTTCACGGTGATGAACCAGCAGAGTCAGGCGCCGCTCTATTACTCGGTGATCATGGCCTCTGGTACGGCTAACATCACCGTCTCTGTGGGCAATGGCATCTAGTGGCCATCACCACCTATTCAGAGCTGCAAACGGCTCTGGCCAATTGGCTGGACCGTTCGGATCTGACCGCACGCATCCCTGAGTTCATCGCGCTTGCCGAAGCGCAGATGAACCGGATGTTGCGCGACCGCAATCAGCAGTCGGTCTCTAACGCCTCGGTCTCGACGGAGTACTTCAGCCTTCCGTCCGACTTTGCCGAGGCGATCGACCTCACTGTCGTGTTGAACGGGGTGTCTCAATCCTTATCGCTGACCGACACCGCAACGATTGCAGCGCAGAAGGTTCCCACCTCGTTCACCTCATGGCCGCGCTACTACGCGATTGTCGGCACGCAAGCGCAGCTCTACCCGGCCCCTGACACGACCTACAACGCCACCCTGACCTACATTGCCCGCGTCCCGGCGCTCTCCGATAGCAACACGTCCAATTGGGTGCTTGTCGGCGCTCCTGACGCCTACCTCTACGGCTCGCAGGCCCAAGCGGCGGTGTATCTCCGAGACCCGGATATGTTGGCGGCGGCAGGCGGCATGTTCCGCGAGGCAATGGCCGAACTGATGCGCGACCGCGCGCAGGTGTTCGGGGCGCTTCGGACGGACGTCTACACCCGCCTGGGCGGGATGCGTTACAACATCAACGCGGATTGGTAGCGCATGGCCACGTTTACGAAGTTCGACGTCTTTACCGAGAACCTTGCGGAAGGCGTCCACGACCTGAGCGCCGACACGCTCAAGATCATGCTCACCAACTCCGCCCCGCTGGTGACGAACACCGTGAAGGCCAACCTCACCGAGATTGCCGGCGGTAACGGCTACACGGCGGGCGGGGCGACGGTGACTATCACGTCATCCTCGCAGTCGAGCGGCGTCTATTCGCTGGTGGGCAATGACGTGGTGTTCACGGCCTCCGGTGGGTCGGTCGGCCCGTTTAGGTACGCGGTGCTTTACAACGACACCCCGACCAGCCCTGCCGACCCGCTGATCGCGTTCTGGGACTACGGCTCAAGCGTGACGCTGGCCTCGGGCGAGACGCTGACCGTGGACTTCGGATCTAACATCCTCACGGTGACCTGATGCCGACCGGGACGGCTACGCTCGACTTCGGAGCGTTCCCCGGCAGCAACGAGGCGTCGGTTGCGTTCTCGGACGCCACGATTGGCGCGGGGTCGAAGGTCGAAGCCTTCATCATGGCGAACGACACCACCTCGGACCACACGGCGGCTGACCATCGCTACGCCGGGCAGTTCTTCTCGCTGACGGCGGCGCCCAACGCGGGTGTCGGCGGGACCATCTACGCGCGGTCAATTCACAAGATGCAGGGGACGTGGGCGGTTCGCTACGTCTGGGCAGACTAGGGACACATCATGGCTCTTGACACCAACCTCGCAGGGG